CGGTCCAGGTTAATTTTTAGATCATCTGGATGATCCACTTCTCCGAGAACTGAATAGCCGTTTTGAATCTGATCGTTAAGGGTCTTGACAGCCTTGCCAATCTCATTTACAGGGTAAACACGCTGGTTAGCGTTTTTTATACCGCCCTGGATGCAAATCCCGGACATGTATAAACTTTTCCCATCTTTGTCATCAGACTCAACGACCATTTTTGCTTCGTTGAAACTGAGATTCTCTCGGAGGTATAGTGACATACTTTAGTATAGTCTCTTGTTATCTTACACGCTTGCCAATTACAGCAGTTGTGTTTTGTTCACCGCGTTGTCCGCCTAGGTTACCGGATCTTGCTCCAACCATTTCACCTTTTGCTTTGAAATTAGATTGACGATCAATACCGCCACCTTTCACTTGTTGCTTGAACGCTGTCTTACCAGCGTCGCCACCCGCTGTGTTCATTACTTTGCCAATCAATGGCTTTGTATCTGGACTAGCTAGGCCGCCTTTTGTGCCGCCTGCTTTAGTACCAGCATCACCTTGCACTTCTACGTGAGCTTGTGCAATATTGCCTACTGTGCCGCCCATGTCGTTCTTGCTGGCTACTACACTTTTTGTGTTTGTGCTGCCAGTGACTGAACCAGACTGTACGCCAACTGCTTGACCTTCTGTTGATCCAGCGATGTTTGAACCACTGCTGTATGGAACGCCAATCTTGTTAACATATTCCATTAAACCAGCTAATTCGTCCATTTCACCATCTTGACCAGTCATGTCGTCGCTGTCCATGCCCATGTCAGCGTCATCGCCGCCCATGTCATGTATGCCTGGATGATCAGCTTCTTCGGCTTCTTCACCGGCCATTAGTTGTTCAAATTCTGCTTTGAGGTCTTCCAGTGCATCTTCTAGGTCCATTACACGATCTTCAATTGCGCCGTCATCGTCGCCCATGTCATCGCCTTCTTCATTACCGAATGCATCATCTGCAGAGTCATTACCGTCTTCTTCCTCTTCTTCCTCTTCTTCTTCCTCTTCACCTTCTTCTTCGCCGGCACTTTCCTCTTCTTCCTCTTCTTCTTCCATGCCCTCTTCTTCCATGGATTCTTCTTCCTCTTCTTCCTCAGAGCCTTCAGTTTGGCCAGAGTAAGGATTTCCAGTGTCTTGAGCACTGAAATCAGATTCTAGTAATTCTTCGTAAATTTCACGTGATTTTCCAACAACAATGTTGTGGAATATTTCTTTGGCTGTGGCTTGGTCATCGTTGATCAAGGCTTCCAGCATGGCTTCAAATTGAGCGCGGTCAGTCATGTTTATTCTCCTGTGGTTTATGTGATACAAGGCTGTGTATTATTTACACTTATGCAAGAAAAGTGTATTAATATGGTGCAAAAACGAGTCGTTTTGACTGTTTTTTCATTAAGCTGGTGCTGGCGGTGGCACCGCGTACATAGCATGAACAAAGTCCAGTTCTTTTTCCTGTTCCAAGATATGCGCTTCTGTACTTTTGCGTAATTCATTTATTTGTCTAAGAGTCAATCTGGTCTTGCGTGTGTCTGTTCTATGCAGTTGTGTATTGTCACGCTTGGGCTCGTAGCGCAAGTCATTGGCCACATGCCTGGTGTCAGGATCAATGTAAAACAGTTCTCTTAGGATCATATGATATTTATGCTACTGGGCCCGGAGCGCCACCTGCTGGGCCACTGGGTGCGGCACCTGGTCCAGCACCACCTGGGTTGGCGCCTTGACCTTCCGGTCCTTGTAGATCTTCCGGTGCTGTGAGATCAGCGGCTGCGCCCATGTCACCTTCTATGCCACTGGCACTGAGTCCTGCACTGCGCAATTCACCAGCGGCGTCTGTGGCAGTTGGTTCGCCTTTGCCATTTTCTTCTGCCCACATGCGCTCATTTTCTGCAACTTCTTCGTCGGTCAGACTGAGAAATCGTTTGAGAGCAAAGCGTTTGCTCACATAAGGCACTGCTTGAATAGTGTTGAATGTATTGATACGTTCCGCATCAATAGTAGCCTGACGACTACTGGCAAAGTTCATGGGCGGATTGAATGTTAATTCAAACAGGTTGGGATCTATGTTGAGCCCTTTGCCGTTGAGATACAGTTTGAATTCTTCGTCAAACACACTAGTCATCAAACTCTGCAAGCGTTCACAGTATTTGTTGAATCTCAATTCCTGAATGTAGGCTGTGCCAACTCTGCCGTCGTTGAAGTTCGATTGAGAATCGTCCTGACCTGTAGGTAAGTAACTGCTAGGAATCCTAAGGCCACGGAAAAGTTTGTTCGTAAAGTACTTAAGGTCATCAATTTCTCCAATGTTTTTGCCGCCTTCCAGCATTTTCACATCACTGCCTTTTCCGTCTGCTGTTTTAGGAAAGAAGTAATCTTCGTTTATGCTGAGTGGATTGTAGGCACTATCAATTACATTTGCGCCGCCGCCAGTTTGGCTTGGTATTCGACGCTGATGTATTTCGTTTTTCACACGTTCCACAAAAGCCATAGCCAAGTGGCTAGGCATGTTGCCCACGTCAATGGTAAACACACGACGCTCGGGCGCACGGCTTATGCGATAGATAAGAATTGCATCTTCCAACAATTCTTTTTGTTTGTAAACTTTGTAAACATTTTCTAACAAGCTGTTGCCAAACGGATAATTTTGATCTAGCCCTTCACTCAAGCTCAAGTGTATAACATGTTCAGCATCAACTGCTGATTCTTTTTGGTTAAGACCAAATCTGCTTTGACTGCTACTGTTGGCACCACCGCCAGTTGAACCACGTTGACTGCTACCTGCGCCAAGATAGCCACTCACTGGCACTGGTCCGCCACCTGTTTGTCTTGGGTTTATATTGGGTGTTATCTGCGTGGCCACAAGATTAACAAAGTTGGGTGCAAGGTCTTTGATCACATACTGCTCAGGTTTTTTTCCTTCGCTTTCGTTTACAATAATTTTAATTAATTGTGTTGGATCAATCCAGCTCCATTTTTGATTTTCCGGATCTCGTACAAAAAATGCATCGCCGTATTTGAATGTGTTGCGTACAATACGGAAAATACGCACATCAAATTTTTGCAATTTATTCCATTGCTGTAAGTACTCACTTAGAATTTTAACTTCAGCGTTGGTGCCTTTACTGCGCCACTTGACTGCAAATGGGCTTTTGCCGTCTTTGATCTTTTGTGTGCAGAACTCCGCAAGAATATCCAAGGCAGCATTGACTTCTGGATCTGAATCCATGACTTCATACTGTGCATAGCGTTCAATTCTATTAGGGCTGCCAGTGTACACATCCGGCAAGTAACTGCTGTAATTGGTCTGTGCTGGGCCTAGTCTGTTACCACTGTTGATGCCATTAATGGGCCCGAAATTCTGGCCGTTTACAGGTACTGGCGTGAAATATTTTTTCCAACTCATTTGTTATCCTCAGGCATGGAAGTCTGGGCTTAGATCTCTCAGAGCACTATATTGTTTAGTCATGCTACTCGAAATGTCAGGCAGATGTGAAGCCATTATGCTATTTAATGCCGCCAGCTGACTTCTTATATCATTGAACACTTCAGGATTTACTTGTGCAAATTGTCCCGCAGTGTTGGCGCCGAGGCCTTGCATGTTTCCCAATTGATTCATGGCCTGCCCTGCGGCCTTGTTAACTATGCTGTTGAGTTGTTCTGGTCTTATCACACTTTCCATGCCATGCAGTGTGGCCAAAGTGCCGGATCCAAAATTTTCAAATATGCTACTGATATTGCCGCCACCGCTGTTCAAGAAGTCTGCAATACCAGGACTGCCAGCACTGCGTGATGGTGCATCAGCGCCCGGGCTGAATTTTTTTATATAGTCGCCAATTTCTTTAGCGGCAAGAGAACCAAATTTTGCTCCATAATCTGCAAAGCTGGAAAATGCCTTGGTAGCAGATTCTGGCAACAAGTTACTTGCAAAATTTATCAGATCTGTTGCAAACTTTGCAGTTTTCGCTTCTATATTAACAGCATTGAATGTGTTTAATTCACCTTTAGTGTTTCTTTGACGTAGAGATTCTTCAAATGTGCCGCCTCCTGGCAACGGTGCTCTGGTAATTTTTCCCAAACTGTTAGCAAGTATTGTAAGTGTATCGGCCGCTATAGCGGCTTTTTGATTGTAAATCTGTTGTGCTTCTAAAACGGACTTGCTCAAGGCTGCAATGTTCTTTTCCTGGTCGTCTCCCAGTTCTTTTCCCTGTTTCTTGAGTTCATCTTGCCGTCTCTTGTATGCTTCTTCATAAGTAATTCCGCTTTCTCTGGCTGCCTTGTCTACCTCCCTAGCAACACGAAAATCCTTACTCATGGCTATAAGATTGTCCTTGTTTTCGCCCATGGCCCGGGACACTTGCACATTGTTTTGAAATTGTTCTTGTTGAGTGTAATTAATTGCGGCCTGTCTTGCTTTAGCAAATTCAGCCTGCGCCGCCGCCAGTTCGTCGCCTTTTGCACCTGATTCAAGAGTCCGTCTCAAATTAGCCGATGCTTGTATCACTTGTTGTCCTACAGGTCCAAATAGACTGGCCAGCTGAGCATTTTTTTCGTCTACAATAGCGCCACGCTGAGTAAATGCTTCTCTAGTTAACCTTTCCAAGGTTGGTGGTAAACCAACAGCAACGTCCTTGTAGACTTGTTGTGAATCCTGGCCTATTTGATCAAAGGCCACCTGGATGCTTTCATCGTCCGCAATATCTTTGAACATGTCCATCATTTTTTGTCTACTGATACCTAGCATGTCAGTGGACGCGGCCATGCCAACAGCCAAATTTAGTGCGGCATCAGTGGCTTGTTTCTGAACATTTTCACCTGCCTTTAGCCTTTTAGCATAGTCAGTTATGCCTGTTGCAGATATTGCCAACAGCTCATTTTGTTGGGCAGTGTTGAATCCTAAATCATCAAGCTGATTAGCAACGCCGGATTGTTGAAAAGATCTATTGAGTGCAAAAAAGTTTTTGGTGCTATATTCCAAAGTGCCGCCAAGTGTGGCAAATGTAGCACCTGTAGTTCTATAAATTTGATTTATATCGCGCTGTTGTAGCTGTGCCCTTTCCAGTTCTAGATTGTATCCAATAAAATTCTTACTAAAATACAAACCAGTCTGTGCGGCTTCTTGCCATGCACCAATGCCTCCTTTGAGACTGTCCACAAGACCGCCCATCAACACACCTGTTAGCAACATAGGGTTTTTGGCCAATCCTATCGCCATTACAAATTCATTTACCACTTTGCTAGATTTTATACCTTCTCCAAATCCACCCTGTGTATTAACATATCCGCGGCTGCCACCAGATATGCCGCCTACATTAGAAAAGCCTTCTTTAATTGCCGTTATGATTTCATCTTTGTCCGACATGAAAAATTACCTCGAAAAAGTGCGTATATAAATACAGTATCATATATTTATCAGGAGTCAAAAATGACCAATAATCCTTTACAGCAGTACTTTAGACAGCCCAAGATCTATGTGGAGCTGCCGTCCAAGGGTGTGTTCAGCGAACCTGGCACTGTGACTTCTACCAAGATCACTATACTGGGCATGACTGGCATGGACGAGATTGTCATGAAGACTCCTGACGCCTTGCTGTCAGGAGACTGCATCGAAACAGTGATCAAAAGCTGTTGCCCACAAGTTACCAATGTGTATGGATTGGCCAACATGGACATAGACTGCCTGTTGATAGCCATAAGAATTGCCACCATAGGCAACACGCTAAATGTAGACAGTGCATGTCCGCATTGTGACAGCGAAAACAGCTATGAAATTGATTTAAATATTTTCATGGAGCACTTTAAAACTTGTGAATACCTAGCCAAGATCAAACTGGACACATTTATTATCAGCGTTAAACCGTTAACATTCAAAGAAGCCAATGATTTTAATCTTGAAAATTTCAACTTACAACGCAAACTGTATCAGATCGGTCAGTTGACCAACGAAGAAGAAAAAGACAACTACATCAAGGAAGTGTACGAGCTGATAAACAAGATTCAAAAAAACATTGTGTTTGCCAGCGTGGATCAGATTGAATTGCAGGATCAAGTGGTAACTGACAAGTCATACATTGAGGAATTTTTAGAAAATTGTGATAGAGAAATATTTGATGCTATAAAAAAACAAGTGGACATAAACAACGAAGCATGGCGCCTACCACAAACCCAAGTGGTATGCACCAACTGCAACAAATCCAGCAAGATTGGAGTAGAACTAAATCAGTCAAATTTTTTCGCAACAGCCTAACACGTTTATCACAACAAGAGATCCAGGAGTATCTTGTTAGGCTAGAAAATGAAATCAAGCAGTTGAAAGAAAATCTATTCAAAATCTCCTGGTACATGCGCGGTGGAGTTACCATGCATGAACTACTGCATGTTTACAGCAGAGATGACCTTGATATACTACAAGAAATCATAAAAGAAAATATTGAAAATACCAAGAATTCAGGACTGCCCTTGGTCTAAGGCTTCTTGGGTTTTAGAGGAGTTCCAAACGGGTCGGTGGGATTTTTACCTTTGTCAGAGGAATACCAACCCAAACCTTTGAAGGGATCATCATCAGCAGGCGGTGTAGTTTTGGCACTAGGAGAATTGGCACTAGGAGAATTGGGATCCGCAGTGGTAGCATCAATCTTTTTGCTATCGCCTTTGCCCTTGGCAATCACAGCGTCTGCATTTTGTTTGGCCTTGTCTTCAATGTCGCCTGGACCTAGGCCTTTCTTGTCCATGGCTTTTTCGCCTTCAGTGCTTAGGCCTTTCAACTTGCCCACAAATTTACCAGGACCCATGTCCCACAGAAATTTCATGGTTGGGTCAAACAGGTGCACCACAATGTAGGCCACAGTTTTTCTACCATCTTCCGTGCTCAACCACTGTTGCAGAGCCAGAGAAGCAGCCTCTTGGGCCAATATGAGTGCAATGGCACCTGGTGCTATAATGCCTGCTGTGAATATGGTTACACCTGCCGCGGCAACCTTGCTGAGAGTTTTTCCAATCAACACCATTCTAAAAAAGTACTGTATAACTCTGAGAATAACTCCAGATGCCATCATGCTGACCACCATGCGCTCAGCCACTAGGCGTTTGGCAGTGCCTTCATCTTCAGCAGGCAGTTCTCCATTTTGCACCATGGCTTCTATGGCAATGTAGTCTTCATAGAACTGATATGCAAATGTAAACAAGTTGAGATATTTCACAATAGTGAGATACCCGCCCAGAATTTTTTCAGCACGAGTGTTCACCACAGTTTTGCTTATGGGTGTGGTCACCTTGTATCTGTCAATGCGTCGCATAATGATTTCCGCATTCACAGACACAGTTCTTGCACCTCGTGCCATAGTGGGTTGTACGCCAGGCACTGTTTGCTGTTGACCAGCCACTTCTGAGATTATGTCGCGAACTTTCATGAGAATTCCCTATACGGTATTTATGACTGTTGTGGAATGAACTGCGTTCATTCGTTCTTCGCTTGACAGCTCGAACTTACAGTTTCTTTTCTCTTATTGTAGCTATGGTCAAGTGCGAAGCACTTAGATATTATCTAGATCGTTCAGTCACACTTTGCCCTAGCTGGGCAAAGATATGGACATTATCTGAGTCGAACATGTCACTTGCGTTGTATGGCGTTGCAGAGGCGGTCATCCGGTACCTCGAGCCAAGTCTTTGTATGACGGCAGTTGGTGCACAGCAACGAACCTGCACACAAACCCGTGGGTGTAACCCACTCTTTTAGCCTTAAAAAACAGTATTTCTTGTCAATCAAACGGATTCATTAGGCATATTCCGTCAGCGTCCTGTCAAGGATAGTGATTGATAACTCTGCTGCCACTCAGAAATTCCTTGCCCTGCGATCCTAGATCCAGTTAAAAGGCGCCCACAAAGCCGGCGACGGCTGTTTATTTGGCAGTAACGATGCCTGATTTATTGAAGTTTCTTAATGTGTGAACCATGCACACGCACTTGAATATGACCGTTGTAGTAGTCATTTGATTCCAAAACCCTGCGTGAAAACTGTTCTCTAGCCTCTATGTAACTGCATTCTGATTTGCTTTTGCAATAAAAAAGTATTTCTCTGCGGAACTGATGGGTGCCTAGTGCCTCAACATCTCGTGTAAGTTCAGGCGATGATCCGTAATAATCGGGCCAATCGCTGTTTATTTTGCCACGTATGCGTTTCTTTTTCTTGGTGCCGTTCTTTAACTTTACAGTTTTGTAGGTCGTTTTGGAGAATTTTGCTAGTTTTTTGCCTATGTACATGCGACCAGTTGTTGTGTTGGTTATGAGATACACAAATCCCACACAATCTTCCGGCAGCACTTCTACGATGTTGTTTTCATAGTACCAAGACATACACTAGTTAGTGTTTGTTTGGTCTCCTGCCTGTTGATTTTGAGCCTTTTTTTCTGCCTTGTGTTGGTCCAGGTGCACACGATACTGTTGCACATGAGCACGTCTTTCTTTGGCTATGATACGTATCTGTGCCAACCAGTAGCGCATGTGTTCACCTGCTCTGCGGGTGCCCTTGGCCTGCCAATCCTGGTTGGCCTTGAAATATTCCCTAAAAGCAGCCATGAGCATTTCATGACTTTCTTCATTTTGATACGCACTGGGTTCAACGTGTTTACTCATTTATTTCAAGGTCATTGGCATAACTGGTATAGCCGTTTTCTTTGATCACTCGCAACACATTGTTCACACGACCAATCAGTTCGTCCTTGTGCGATATCAAGAATATGTTCTTTTTGCGTTCACGACTCATTTTCTTCAGTATGCCCAGGGCACCTTCCACGCCTGATGCATCCAAGCCGTTGTCAATCAGTTCGTCCACAAACAGCAGATTGATCTGCTGATACAAACTTTCCCACACATCACGGAACGCAAAGCTGAGACTGATAATGAGTCTGTTGCGTTCGCCTCTGCTGAGATTGTCAAAATCCAAGTCTTGCCCCAACTGTGTGATCACAACAGTGAGATCATTTTGAAACATCACAGTGTGCGGCAGGCCCATCTTGTCCAGATAGTAAGTGAGCCTGTTGTTGAGATAAGCCAAGTTTTGATCTATGATTTTTTTGCGTATGAACGAATCCTTGCTGGTCAGCAGTTTCAACAGGAATTCCTGATGATCCTTGACCAGGTTCAGTTCATTCACACTGTTCCAGGAAATTTCCTGCATGGCAGTATTTCGCAGTTCGTCAATCTGCTCCTGGTAAGGATCTGACTCGCCGGCCTTGATCACCAGCTGATTTTCCAAAGTTTTGAGATTGTTTTGATGCTTGAGAGCCTGCTCAAGACTGTCATAATATGTTCTGGGCTTGGCGGCCAGCTCACCAATGGTGTAGATTTCCTTGAGTATTTTTGCAAGATCTCTAGTGACCTTGTCATAATATTTCTTGGCCTCATCAAGGTGCTTTTGTGCTGTGGCAGTCATGGATTCATGCTTGTGATCATGCAGTTCTTGTTCACATGCGTGGCAGGTCTTGTTAGCCAATAAGGCGAGCTCGCGCTCGTACTTCGTGACGCTTCGCTCCGCTTGCGCTGTCGCGCTATCTAACGTAGCACGTTCCTTGTTTAGGCTTTTCAGCTTCGCTGACTTCTCGTCATAGGCCTTTAGCTCCGCATGCTTCGCAAGCTCAGCTTCGATATCCACGCTCTCCAACTCAATAATAGCTCTGCCCATTTTTTCAATTTCTTGTTCATGCTGAGTATTCCAGGCACTTTGTCTAGTAATCAAACTGTCAACACTCTGCTGGATCTTATCATTGCTTCGTTTAGCCGCTTCGATATCTGCTGATTCTTGTGTAACTAAATCTTTGGTTTGTTTGATTAGTTCTTTGAGTGCATCTGCTTTTTCACTTAGCAGTGTAATACCCAGTAGTTGTTCAATAATGACTCGCTGGTCATTGGCTCGCATACTTAAGAACGGTTCTGTATAGGTATTCAATGCCACGATGTGTTTGAACATGTCGTGACTCATGCCCAACAATTCATCTATATCTTTCTGTGTCTCACGCATGTCACCTTGAGCATCGTCAGTTTCAGCTGTTTCCTGTTCCTGATCGTCTACAAAAAATCGCATGAGTGCGGGTTTTCGTCCTCGCTCCACACGATAATTAAGACCATCTTTTTCAAAACTAAGTGTGACCAACATGTTCTTGTTGTTGATCTTGTTGATAAGATTGTCTTTTTTAATATTAGTGAGTGCATTACCAAACAGCGCAAAACTCAAGGCATTTACAATAGTGGTTTTACCAGTACCATTTCTACTGCCACTATCGTCGCCGCCTTGATCTAAATTCTCACCCAGTACAAGTGTTAGGTTTGTTTTGCTAAAGTCCACTGCCTGGGTTTGATTACCCACACTCATGAAATTTTTTACAGTTAAATCTTTTATCTTGATCATAGGCTATTATAAATGCTCAACAATGTGTTTTTGTCATAAGTGTCTGATTCGATGCTTATAATCTGGTTGCTAACAATTTGATCAATACTTTCAAATGATTGAATATCAATGTTAGTGTTAATTTCTACATCCTTTTTTTCCGCTATCAGCGTAAGTTCTCGGATATCATAATCGCCGATGAACTTTTCTTTGATAAAACTTGCTTCTTCAAAGCTGATGTCAATATCTAGTGTAACACGCAAATGTTGCTTGGGTAGTATCACTTTATCAGCACGGTCAATCAACTCGCTTAGTTTGATGGTTCTAAATGTAGGTTGAGCAGGCCAGCTGTGATATTCAGGTTGACCTCCCCACTCCATTATCATCATGCCTCGCTCATCATCCCATGTGTCGGCATAGTTGTGCGGAAATGCATTGCCGATATAGATCATGTTCTTTTGTTGCTGACGTTTATGAAAGTGCCCGCTGAATCCCAGTTCATAGTTTTTGAAACTGCTGAGTTGTATCTCTCCATGGTCCGGCATCTGTATCATGGCGTTCATAAAGAAGCTGGGTAATTCAAAGTGTCCAAATATGTATTTGCCGCCCTTCTTGCTTACCGATCGCCATTCGTCTCCGACTAGCCAGGGACATAATGTGACATCGCCAATGGTAGTAGGCTCGTGTATAACAGTGATACCAGGAATATATTTGCCAAACTCCACACTGTGGATATCCCGCTTGTCTTTGTAATATAAATCATGATTACCAGGAAAAAAGTAAAATGCATCGAACGCCTTACCGAGTTTTTCTAAGGCCCGCAAACTATAGTCCATAGTAGTGATATTAAGGCTGTTGCGATTATGATGCCAATCACCCATAAAGATACCTGTATCACAACCTTCCTCCTTGGCTTTAGCAATGTACCAATCTACAAAATCTTCGCAGTCTTGATTGTGTACTGAGCTGTTAGATTTCAATCCAAAATGTATATCTGTAAAACAGGCAACTTTTTTAAACAGATTACTCACTGGTTTCCTCTCCCGCACGTTTCATGGCAGCCGCATGTTCACCTGCTCCAGTTCTGCTGTAGCTTGGGTTCATGCCATTCATTTCCAATATGTCATCTCTAATATTCTGATTGCGTTTTTCAATATTGATCACACGAACAAAACTGTTTGTAACTGC